CCTCGTAATTCTGATCTTCGTATCGCAAATCGAAACGCTCGGAACCAAAACCAACCTCCTTCTCGAATTCCTCCAGCACAACCACATCATCATCGGTCATTCGCTTAATCATAAATTCGTATTGCCGCTCGACACTCGTCACCGACCGGCCTGTGCTCAAAGCTCCCGCGCCGGGCTGGTTGCGGCGGGTCGGGTCGTAATACGGCTTGTGACGCCAGCTCTTGTTGGCGATGCCCCGTGTTAAAGTCTCTAATGGAAATCTTCTGTAACTCATTTTTGATTTACGATTTAATATTTACTATTGTCTATTATTCTCTGTGCCCTCTGTGTTCTCTGTGGCTTTTATCTTATTGACCGGCGGTTCGCATGAATCGCCTGTGTCGCCCTGCCGTTTCTTGACGCATCTTCCGTAACGACATTAATCACATACTGCTTTAAAACCTCATCGAACCAAACCTGACGGCCAACCTCCCGCTGCGGCGTTCCTTTGTTTTCAAAATTAATGTTAATAATCGGTTGACCGCCGCCCGAACCGGTCGATTCGACACCTAAACGCCCGCCGCTTGTCCGCGTCAAGGGCATAACCGCCTCTGGTCCCGCTTCGCCCATAAGACCGTAGCCTCGCGCCATTGGGAAAATAGTCGGCCCGGTTATAATTTCGCCGCGGCCCATCGGGACAACCCTGCCCGAATCGAAAACCGCTCCTTTGGCCGCCCCTATCCCCATAACGCCCTTGCCGATACCCAAAACACTAAACATCATTGCCCTGGCAACCATCTGACCAATCATATCAAACCATGCCCTTTTAATACTCAGCATAAAATCCTGCCATGCGTTCTCGCCGCCCTGAAACGCCGTCGAAAAGGCACTGCCAAGCGAACCCTCGACGGACATTGCTAATTCGGTAAGTTTTCCTTTCGAGTATTCACTGAAATGCTTCATATCGTATTCGAGGTCTTTGTAATAAGCAGTTAATCTGTCTACCCTATCGCGATCGAGATTTTCAATTTCCTCGTTGATTATCCGGTGGGCCTCCGCGACTTTTTCAAGCTCTTCGGCGTTTGTCGCCGCATAATCCTTGAGCCACTGAATCCGCTCGTTTGTACTCAGGTATTCCGTCTGCCGAAGATGCTCGACCGCCTCGCGGGTCTTATCTATAATCTGCTTTTCCTCGTTGCGGGCCTTGAAAATATAATCGAACGCCTTCGCGTAGCGTTTCTGCAGCTCAATTGCCTCCGATGTCCCTTCGCCAAAGGCGTTTTGCAATTCTATCTGGAATTTCGCCTGTTCGATGTCCTTCGCCTTGCCGTCAGCCACTAATTTATACGCCCTTGCCTCTTCTTCAATCTTATTAACAGTCATTTCGACGGCCTCTTCGAGCTTTTCCTGAATCTCCGTCATTTTTTCAATTTCATCGGCAGTCAAACCCCAGTCACCACCCTGCTTTTTTAAGAAGGCATCTATTTCTTTCTCAAATTCCGTTCGTTCGTAAATTAACTTTTTTGTTTCTTCAACGATTTTTCCGGCTGATTCAACCGGTTTCTTAAAAGCCCTGTCCCATGCCCGCCCGCGGGCATCTCCCTGAACTTCCGCCAGTGAATCTATATCGGTAAATAAATGCCTTGCAACAACGCCGATCGATTCAAGTCCTGATAATATTTCGGCAGTGCCGCCCGCCATATCTTTTACAAATTCTTTTAACCCGAGTTTGTCCTCAACTAACATGTTAGCTAAATCAGCATAAGCGGGGACAACTTCTTTGCCCATATCTCGACCAAATTTTTTCATTTGCTGATTAGCACGTTCTAAAATAAATCCGGAATCTTTTGCACGTTTATTAAATTGTTCCTGAGTCAGGCCGGTGCTGTTAAGAATATAATTATAATCTTCGGCGACGTTGCCTGCATTTTTCAACATGCCCGCAAAACCGGCAATGGCCCTCATCGAAGGCATAAGGATATCTAACTGGCGGGCGTTCGCATATCTGAGCTTTTCTATTATAGTTATTAGACCGGCACCCTGAATTGAAGTCTCATCCAACTCGAAACCCAACTCTCTTGCAGCTTTTTTCGCAGCATCGGTCGGATTTTTGAATTGATTAAGAATGTTTTTCAGGGCCATAAATGCCTTGTCGGCACTTAGACCAGACCTGGTCATGCTCGCTATTGCAGCACCAACAGCCTCTAACTCGACATCCAGATAAGCAGAAAAACCGAGGACATTTCCGATACTGCTCGCGTAATCCTCGAAGGTCATTATGCCACGTTTGACCGATGCGTGCATAATGTCACTGATCCTTGCAGCCTCGGAAGCCTCGTAATCGTAGGCTTTTAACTGCTTAATAATAGCCTTGGTTGTTATCGCAGATTCCGTAAAACCGCCGATTGCCGATTTTGTCGATATTTCGAGAACTTTCATGCCATCTGCGGCGGCGATTTGTGCGCTGAGAATATCGTAAGAAGCCGCCTGCAGTGTTTCCGCCGACTGACCATATTTAACAGCCAGCTCCTCTATCTTCTTTTCGTACCTCGGCAGCAAATACATCGTACTGCCGTCGAGCATCGTTGATATCTTAGACATCCCTTTTTCAAAACTAAGGGCCTCGCCGGTAGTCGCCTTAAAACCTGAAATTAAACCGCGAAAACTTAGATAACCGGCACCCATCATTATCAAGTTCCGGCTGATTCGCGATATGCCCGTATTCAACCGGCTGACGTCACCGTGAACCTTCTTCATCGACCGCTCGAAAGCCGCGGTCTTTGCAACCATATTCACAGCTAATGTCGCTATTGCAGCCATTGTGTAGCGAGGGCGTCTCGCCGTAGCGAGGGCGTCACGCCGTAGCGAGGGCGTCTCGCCCTTGTCCTTTATTTTACGATTGATTATTGATTATTATTCCCGTTTTTTATTAGCGTTTTTATCTCCCCAAGATTATCCAAAACAACTTTATGCCGGTCATCCGCCCTCTGCTCAAGCCTCTTTACAATCTGATCACATTCCCTTGTCGTTTGTAATTTTGTTAATTCATCGGAAAATTCATGCCGTTTAACACATTCTCCGTTTTTTCCTGTATTTCCTTTGATATTTTTTACAAAGCCAAATGTTTCTCTTATTATGATATAAGCACCCGCCACGCCCAGACCTATTTCCGATATCGGTATATCAGCCATTATTTATTACCCGGCTTTGCGGGCCTCCACTTTTTGTTTGGCCTTTTCGCCGTTCGTATTGCCTTAAAGTGACCTCTCATCTTTCTCTTTAATTGTTTCCAACTCGGCCAGCTCGTTGCTGGTTTCTCGTCGCTCGCCGATCTTGTTATTCCAGATTCTTCGGCCCTGATTATGTCCAAGACCTGCAACTCGACCAGCTCCGGGTACGAAAACGTTTTTTTCAGCCATGTCACTGAGCATCCGTATTTGTCGGCCCGCTCGACGAGCCATCGCCGCCGGCCGGTTCGGAGTTTTTTTCAATATTCTCACGATACCTGCCCAGGCCGTTTAGCCGCTCAGCCACCTGGTAACATCGATTCAAAGCCCGGGCCGACTTTTGACCGAGTTTGTCGATCTGTTTATCGTTAAACAGACGCTTGCCGGCCTGGTCGCATATAGTGCGAACACAAAGCCGGGCGGTTATCCGGCTGCGAACGAATTCGACTTTCTTGTTATCGGCGCTAAGTTTATAAATCTCGTCGTCGAACTGATCGCCTTCTTCGCTCGTCATTGTGCGAATAAAAACAAAACCATCCTTACCCCACTCGGGGACATCCACCTTTTCTCGCGGCAGGTCGTCGGCCTTGAGAATCTGCTCGGCATTCAAACATGCCATAAAATACTCCTTTCTTTATTAAATAATTATCATCAACGCCCGGCACAGCCGGGGGCTAATAGTATTTATATTTTGCGGTCGGTACATAAACACACCGTTACAACCGGTTCTTCATCGGCAATCGCTATTTTAAGACGGAGAAGGACTGGGCGATACGCTGGCCGATGGACTGGGCGATACGCTCGGCGAAACGCTGGCCGATAAACTTGGTGAAGCCGAGGACGATATTCCTGTAAATGTAGGCTCGCCGGAGAACTTGATTACTATATCGCCTATCAAAGTATCGGTCTCAGTAGCGTTCGGCCTATCGACATCGGCGATAAAGCCGCTGCAGGCGTCCGTCGCCATATCAGGGTGAGTAATCGTGAACGTCTGGACCACGCCGATATAAGTCCGGGCCTTCGCGTAATCGCCTGTTTCATCGCCATCGTACTCGATCGTGTAAGTGCATTCGCCAGGGTCGATAAGTCCGCTCTCGAACTGCTTGTAATCGTGATCAAGCGTGACATCCGGTTTGTCCAGCCGGTCGGCGGATATTCTGCCCGGCGTCATATTGCGAATAACGCCGACGACGCCCATCAAAGACCCGGTCAGTAATGTCTGTCTGCCTTTCATTGCATTAACTCCTTATATGAAATATATAGTCCTGCCTTCTGGCATATTCGTTTTGCTGCTCGTTATCGGCGACAAGAACATCCAAATCCGCCGCATCGATTAACTCCACATGCTCAATATCGGTACCGCTTATCGCCCCCCTGTAAATATTTAGGGCACTCTCAACCGCAGCCTCGAGCGCACGGGCGCCCGTATAGGTATTTGCATATAAATTTAACTGAAATCTCTGCTCCTGCGATGCCGATTTGCCCCTTAAATGATATTCCTGAACATGATCTATTTTTTGAAATACAATGCACGGCAAGGTGGTCCTGGGCGGCCGCTTTAACGGAAATATCCGCGAGGCCACTAAATCCAAAACCGTGGCATCAGCTTTAAGAATCGCAACTATCGCCGTCTCAACCGACACTTCGGGCCTCCCTTTCAATTCCGGCACCCATAACATCGGTGAATATCTTCGCCGCCTTTTGCTTATTAGTATCAATTGCAGGCCGCATAAACGGCCGCGCCGCGACATCTTTCGGCGCGTTCTTTCTGCCGCCCCTGCCCGGGAATGCGTGGCCGTATTCGATCGCCGTCGGGATGTAATAACGCCGACCTGATTTTGTAATATATACAAAACTCATAGTTTCTATGGATTTTTCCATAAACTTATAAAAACCTTTAGCGCTGCCGGAGCTCTTTTTCGCCGCTCCTTTAGCCGTTTCTATACCGACATACATTGCATACTGGCCGCGTTTCTGCTTTTTATAAGCCTTTTCTTTAATATTTTTGGCAATCAATTTAGCCATGCCGCTGCCGCCGCCCCTGCTTAGGGCCTTTGCGTTGGTCTTTGCCGATTTGAGTATCGGTTTGAGCGATTCGCGGACCGCCTTGCGGACGATTTTTTTCTGTACCTTTTTTGTCAGGCTATCCAATCGACTTTTTAGCAAAAAAACACCTTCCAATTTTAACTCAATCATTTAAACAGCCTCTTTGCACAATAAAATCAACCACTCGTTTCTTTCTTCAATATTCTTCGGATAATTAATATCAAATATCCTTGCCCCGAACAGGACACGGTCGGTCGATATCACGGCGCTGTTGTATCGAATTGTTATCTCGTAATCGGCATCGACCTTCGCCTGCTCGGCAATAAATGCCTCTTTGCCGGAAATCGGTTTTATCGCAGCCCAAACAGTCGCATAAGTCGTCCATGTATATGTCACCGAACCATCCGGGGCCTGCGATTCCGTTCGATGCTGCAATTTAATCGAATGTCGCAATTTGCCGACCTGCATTAATAAACCTTTCGTAATGTAATCAGCGAATCGAAACCCCTCGGCAATTGTTCCTTTTTTACCTCTTCGACGGCCGAGCGATTCTCATAATAATGAGTCAGCAGCAGCTTAATCGCGTGCTTGATATCCGCCGGGACATCAGATGTATCGTCTATCGCCGCCGAATAACCCGCGACGTAGGTCAATGTCACTGCATTCAGAACCGAACGAATAGACGGCCACGAACAGTTATAAGCCGGCATTATCCGGCCGGGCTCGGTCGCATAATCAACCTGGTACTGGTCGGCGGCCAGCGTCTGCTCAACGCCGCCGGTGTCGTAGTATTTAATCGAAGTAACCGGGCTGACCAACGGCGAATAGACCGGCCGGATTACGGCAGGAAAAGAATCAAAATACTCGACAACCGTTCGGCGAATATAAATCCGGCGCTGCATCTGCTCGCACAGCTCGGTTATGCCCAAAAGTAGCGCCGCGATATAGACATCATCATCGCTGTGCGTTATCCGCAGGTGCGTTTTCGCCTCTGCCAGCGTTATCGGTGCCGTCGTTGACATTATTTGCCTTTTTTACTCTTACCCTTGTCCCCGTTTTTTTCTTTTACATTTTTATCTTTGGCCGGCATATCCATATCCACAACTCTTTCAGGCTGTGCATCCATGATTTCCGGGGGAACATTATCAGGTCTTGTTTCCTGAATGTCGGGGCGGGCATCGGTGTTCTCCGCCGCAGGTTTCTGCATTGTCGTCTCCGCCTTCTTTTGCTTCGACGGAAGTTTCGGATCATTGACCGCTTTTTGTTTAGGCACCTTTATGCCTATGCCTAAATCGATACGCCCCTGCCCTTTGTTTTGACCGAACCTAACTACATCTCCGGCAAGAAAACCGCCCCACGGCTTTAGTAATTTTACATAAATATATTTCTCAGACATTTTTAAATCTCCTTATATATTTCCGTTCCATACTGTTTCGGGTTTTCCTTTTTTGTGCATATCTTCCGGCAACTGGTATATGGGCTTGCCGTGAATATCAGGCCATGTCACCATCAATTCCAAATGTCCCACAACCACACGATTCGCCTGCAATACCATCTTGCCGCACTTTTCCATCGTCCGCCAGAATGTTATGTCCGCATCCGTCCTTCCCGGCCCCCACATACCATCGGCATCGGGTTTGGCAATAAACCACGGATGCGGTATGTCCATCAAATCGCTTACTCTGATTGCCGTAAGTCCGAAATGACTAGTTGCAATCTTTGATGTTTCCGCCTTGAATTCGGCTAAAGGTATATCTTTACGCACCTGGCCGCTCTTGCTCTTACTCGTCATAAGCATCCTGTAATGTCCCCTGCCTATCTGGGTGGATGAAACGGCCGCCGCCTCCGGGTGCTCGTACATTAATCTAAGTAATTCCTCCACATCCGCCCGCTTAAAAACGGTATCGTAATCGACGGTAATTATGATATTTGCTCCATCATCGATTACACACTGCATACCCCGTTCGAGACACTGGCCCCAGTACGCACCCTGCACCTTCATAATAGGAATCGCCAGGGGACTCATCGCCTCAAATACACAGCTCATATTATCGTGGAATCCCAGGCGCGGAACGCTCATTACGCAGGCCACCTTAGCCATCGCCCTCTTGTCGGCAACGATGATACCCTGCGGCCGATTCGCAGGCTCTTTGGCCGGGTCTTTAGTGGCCGATATAAAGCCCCTGCACTCACTCAACTGGGCGGGCCTGTCCGTTAATGCCCATGCGTCGACATCTTGCCAGCCCGCCGACCGCACCATCTCGCAAAGGCACTGAAGCGTCGGACACCACCAATTATTATCGTTATTGCCGTATTGCCTGCCCGGGTAGAATTCCATCACCATCTCGTTATTGGGATACCCCCTGTTAAGACCTCCCCGATAGGGCGAATAATCATCAGCCTCGGCGGTTTCGATGTATATCGAGCCGTCACTAACTTTTGATATTAAATCCAAGGCCAGCAATGGATACCGAAGGTGATATAAGGTTCCAAACAGGAATATCACATCGAAATGCCCGAGTTTCTCAACCTCATAAACCGATTTATATAACCGTGAAACATATTGCATTTCAGAATATTGTGATTTATGGTTTGACCACATATTTTTACTTATTTTATGATTTTCTAATTTTACCTCTTCGGTAAATCCGAAAGCCTCGCGGCATAAATCGAATGTCGCCCATTTATTACGTTTAGTTTTTTCCGGCGAGCCGAGATCGTCGCTGAAGTCGTCGATAGCGATTACCTCTTTAGCCCCGCGCTTTAGTGCCTCGAATGTCCAGTATCCGTCCCACGCTCCTATGTCCAAAACCCGCTTGCCGGTCAGGTTTTCGGGGATCCCGTACCTTTCGGCGTTAATCGGCGCCCAGCCCGGCGTTACGGTTCCATCCGGCAGTTCTATTTTATGATACCAGTAAGGAATTTCTTCAACTCTTTGAGCTATACTTTTTTCTTGCGACATTTTTTTCTCCTTGTTCATCATCTAATTACTAAACACTATTTAATGCCCATCCGGCCGGGGCTTAAAGCCCACGGCCGGATGAACAAAGAAACTCTTATCCGCTTGCGACCAGACGCAGGCCGTCCGATGTCGTTGCCTGGGTAGTCAACGGCTCATCGCCTGCATTGTTCCTGAATAAATGGGCTATCAACGAGATAGCCACGGTTTGCTTGACCGGGGTGTAATCGACGGCTAAATATCTTTTTTTACCTCTCAGATCGATATTCATCTGATAGATATTCTGTTTCGTCGATGAGCCCGGCGGCAGGATATTGCTGCAGGTTGCCGCCACCGCTGCACCACATGAAAAAGCGGGCAGAACGGTAGTATCGGTAGTAACATCCGTTGGCACTGTATCCGAATGACCCATGCGCAGGATTTCCAGCGAGGTCTCGGCCGCCTCGTGCGTTCCGGACAATATCTGGAATACGCAGTAATCGTAACCCTTGGTATCGACTGTTGCGAAAACGTCACCGGATGAAGTTGCCGACTGTGTTTCCTCGAGGATTACAGTTTTCATGTTTGAAGGATTCATATTTTTATCTCCTTAAAAAAGGATTAACTTTATTAACTTTTCACATTCGACCCGTCCTTAGGGGACAGGTCGAACTTTTCACACCCTTTAATCAGCACTTCTTATGTAGTGCCGACGCTCGCAACTATTGGGCCGGCATCTGAAGTATCACCGATATCATGGTTGACAATGCAGAACCGCTCCGTCGCCTGTATCCCGATCTGGTCGTATTCCAGATAACGCTGGTCTGATACCTTAATTGTGATGCCTCGCCTGTCGCCGAATGTCGTGGACATACTCAAATCGCCGAATAAAAATGCGACCGTCCCGTTTGTCGGTGCGCTTGGCATTAGCGATGATACAACTACCGGATACCCTGCGAACATCGGCTGCGCACCGGCCGCAATTTCACGGGTGGTATTACCGCCTGCCGCCAAAGCGATTCTATCGAACAGCCCTGCCTTGCCGGCGGGGTGAATGTACCATTTCGCCCTCGGCATTGCATAGGTAGGCAATAAGCTCATCAAAGTAGCAATCTCATCGTCCAGCGTTCCATGCGACCACGCTGTATATGGCGATGTTCCGGCATCCTGACCGGCGGTATGAGTACCGTCGACGAATCTTGTCCGGATACCTATCATTCCGCCGTATGTGCTGGTCCCGTCGCCGTCGATTCCGCACTGGTCCTCTTTCTTGGCGAATGCCCATGCCATTTCCTCAGCAAGGTCATCGGCGATATTGATAATCGCATCCTCGGAAAGATCCGTACTCATGCGGGTCAGGGCACCGAGCTTCTTTGCGGTTAGTTCGACCTGGTTCCAGCTTTTATCCGATGCTGTTATTTCGTCGGTCTCGCCGATGAAATACGCCGTTACCCCGCCGGAACGCCTGGGTATCAGCATGTGGTCGGATGACATCGGCACTACCCTGGCATTCGCCCTGAACATGCCGTAAGTCTCTCGCAGGTCGATAATCGCCCGTTCCATTACATCGGGCACTACGAAGCCGCCTGCGGTATTAACACCTTCGGTTTGGACCCGCAACTCGATGCCGTGATCGCGGCACCACTGGCGGGCGGCTGCATCGCCCATAATAGTAGCCATCAGCCACTTGCCCGACTTATAGGCATTGGCCTCGGCGTTCGGTCCCTTAAATGACCTGAGCTTGCCGAACCGGAACAATTCAGGCTTGATCACTTCTATTTGGCTGCCGTCTGCCGTTTCCTGCGGCACCTTCTTGGGCTGCTTCTCATTGAGCCGGCTCTCCTGCTCTTCGAGTTTTCTCTGCCGCTCGGCCATTGTTTCGAATTTCTGGGCCTCGCGAAGGTGTTTATCGAAGTCCGCGGCCTCATCGGCGGTCATATCTCTTATTTCCTCATCGGCCTTATCCTTCAATTCTCGTGCGGCTTCGGCCTCTTGTGCCGCCCGCTCCAATAATTCTAAAACTGTCATTTGTTTATCTCCTTATCTTGCCAAAAAAAAAGGGCACCCTGATTCGTATCAGCGTGCCCCTGTAACAGGCCCGTGGTTACAGCACTCGGCGGAAGCTACCCCGCCTATGCCTGTCTTTTTTTGGTTATGTCCTAATTAAAAATCCTTAACAAAACTCCGCCGGAACTTCGGCCCGGCCTTCCATAACTCAAGTCAAACATCGGCTGACTTTACGCGATTAAGAATACGGCCCGCCGCCCTGTATCCCTTTGCGATATGGCGACGCCGTTCGTTAATTTCTTTTTTTTCTTCCTCTGTTTTAACTTCCTCTTTTTTTTCTGCCTCTTTATTTTCTTGCGACCGTCCCGGTCCCGGTCTTTCTTTCCGCCGCATATCGCCGCCGCATTCGGGGCATTTAACGTCCTTACAATGCTTTTTTGTCTTTAATGTATGCTTACATTCGATACACTCGCATTCGTACTCTTTTTTTCGATTCTCTTCATCTTTTGTTTCGGTCCTCTCTTCCGGCTCATCTGTGCGTTGTTCCTGCTCTTTTTTCTTTTTGAAGGCATCGAGCGATCTAACCGCAATAGTGGTATCCCGGGCCACTACCGAAGTTTCAGGATTCGCCGGATAAACGACAGGTCCGACATCGAATAACTGTGCGATTTTTACGATAGTTCTTTCCGATGGCCGGCCGTCGTCGAAATATTTCCAGTCATCCTCCGCCACGGTAAAGGCAAAACTGCAGCCGGTTATATCGCCCCTGCGAATTTCCTCTCTTATGTCCCTGCCTGTGGTGGTATCTGGAATATCATTTTCAAAGCGCAGCCCGACCGAATTGGAATTCAACCGAAGTGTTTCATTTGTAGTCCGGCCAAGGATAAGGTCCGGATTATGGTTCTTGAGGCAGCGAACATCGGAATCCAACACATCGTCGAACGCGCCTTTCTTAATCCTCTCTTTGAACCATCCGAGATCATAAAAATTGCCGTACTTAGTGGCGTAACCGACAAGCATCGGCTGGTCGTCGCCTTCGATTCGCAGCTCGCCGATATCCGGGGATATGTCCCTTGTCTCCATATTTTCTGACTTATAATTTTTCTCATTCAATACTTTGCCTGTTTGGTCTATTAGGTTTTTACAATAGGGACATTCAATATAGCCCATCCCCGATTCCGGGATATCTGTATATCTCAAAGATTTATTACATCCCTGACAAATAATATCCTCCGATTTACTGTCTTTTGCCGCCTCGAATTTGCCATCATGCTCTTTACAGTGACTTTTTGCCTCCGATGCCGTCCATTTATTTTTCTTATAGCGATAAGCCTGCTCGGTCATCGAGTCATCACCTTTGAGTTTACCCATAATGACATCGTATTCTTTACCCTTATGTTTTCGGGATGTCCTTCGAAAAGAATCTTTTTCAAAATCACCTGGTTCTCTCAAACGACATGCGTGTTCATTTTCATAAGGCATAATGATTACCTCCAATCTCCTGCAGGATATTATCTGCAAGTATTTCAATATCTTCGTTATTCTGCACTTTTTCTCGAACTATTCGATTTTCGATTATTTTGTTGAGAATGTCCCTTGACTCATTTTGCCTATTAAACAGGCTGGCATAGGCATTGACCGGCTCGAACAGTATCGTATTTGCGAAATTTCTAAGCGATTCATTCGTTGTAAATTTTTTTCGGCCGATCCTTAATAGCTGACTGGCAATCAGGTCACGATGTGCCTGCCGGATATCATCTCGTTTTGCTTTATCGGGCTCCGGCTTGTACGTCCCCGCCGGCCGCATATTTGTCGGTTCAAGATAAACATCACCTGCCGGTCCGATCGGATTCATATTCTCGAATTCATGAATATCATTGACGTTAAGGTATCCCCACTGCCTGCCGTTCGAATAAAATGCTGTTCTCGCCGCCATATTACCACGCAAAAGTCCTGAAACGAGTATCTCGCAGAACATTTTTTTGTATTCCGATGGCATGAACAGTTTATAATTGCATTCCAGCTCCCATTTGCGGAACCAGTAAAGCATAGTAGTTGTCACGAAGTCGATATTCTGCTCTTCGATATTCGAAAAGGTCGCCCTGTCCAGGGATGCGATTTTGTGAGGCGGAATATTAAATATCCTCGCACAGTCGTCGACCGTATATTTCTGGACCTCCAGCGCCTGTGCCTGTGCCGGCTCGATGCCTGTTTTATTCCATTTCATACCCTCTTCGAGTATCATTAGACGGTGTGCCTTAGACAATCCTGTATGACTTAATTGTAATGATTCTTCTAAATTCTTTCTCGCTTTCGGCGATAGTGAATTTGGATGTTCATAAACTCCCCCAGCATTGGCGCCCTGACTAAAAAACCTGCTTCCGTATTCTTTCACGGCGACGCCATAGCCGATAGCCTCTTTGTGATAGGCTACGACGTTATAGCCTGTATATCCGTCGAATCCCAGTCCTTTTATATGCAGCACATTGTAATCCGGCAGATTAAATGTCTCGCCCGTCTGCGTTCGCACCTCGTAATAAAGTATTCCGCCATCGCTTATTTTTCTCGCAGTCCTGTCCGGCAGCAGCGGCCACAATGCCACAGGCCTGCCGCCGCCGTCCCTTTGAATCTCGGCATAGCCGTTACCGTAGGTCAATACGTGAGCCTGCCGCGTTTCCTGGAATGTAAGGGCATCCATATATTCGTTCGGTCGGTCGTGCAGCAGTTTATAGACCCGATGGTCGGGCGCCCTGTCTTTGCCCTTTTTACCTTCTCGTTTATAAACTATAAACGGCAGTGATGCCAGAGTCCCCGATATTATCCGCACCGCCGCCCAGAACGGCGTGTACTTCAGGGCCGAGCTCTCCGTGACGCGAACGCCGGACGATGACTCTGTCCCGCCCGATACCCAGTCGATAAGCCACTGGGCCGGGTTGGATGTCCCCGAACGCCTGCTGATTTTAGATTCCAGAATATTACAGATTAAACCCATCTTTTTTTACTCTTTTAACGCATCTAATATTAATCCTGACCCTAAAATAAAAATCGCTAAACATATTCCGGTTTTCAGATTACAAATGTAAGTCCCTGCTGCAAAACCAACCAGACATAAACCAACTGTCCCAACTATTATTCTCAATTCAAATCCTCTCCCAGCGTTAATATCCCGCGGTCCTCATAGACCGATTTTTTCTCTTCCGGCACCACCATCGCCCGGCCTAGTGCCATGATAATCATTACAATACCATCGATCCGGCCCGTTGATTTCTTTTTCGACGGTTTTATATTCTCCGCCGCATCCATTTCGACCGCCACGTTCGAGGCCATCCATCGTAAAACCGGATGTCCCCCATGTGCTATTAACCTACTTAAAAGCAGCTCATTTAATTTCTTCATAGGTGCCGACATCGAGGCAAATCCCTGTCCGAACGAAACGAATTTGTCCTCTGGCATACCATCGTGTATAAACTGCTGTCGGGGCCCTTCGAAGTTCCACCTGTCGAATGCCGCCTCTGCAATATTGAACCTGCTGCTGTCGGCCTCGAAATTCGCCTTGATAGTAGCATAATCGACTACATTGCCTTCGGTCAGTGTGATATACTTCTCCCGTTCCCATGTAAGATACGGCACCTTATCGAGCTTTTCTCTCCGCTCGGCATTGTCACGAGGCATATAGAGCCGAGGCACTACCCGCCATCGCTTGCAATCTTCATCCGGCTCGAACACCAAAGCATAACCTGCAATATCAATATTGGAAGATAAGTCAAATCCGGTGAAGCATCGTTTACCGATAAGCTCATCCTCATTTACCTCGAAGTCGCAGGCATCCCACGTTTCTATCGGCATCCAGCGAACATCCTGCTCGGTCCGGATATTCAAATGCAGCCGCTTAAATGTATTCTCATAAGCCGGCACTTCATTCGCCCTTTCACACGCCTCTCGCAGGCTGTCTATCGAAACGCTCACACCCAAATTCGGATTGCCCTTTTTCCACGTCTTTACCTTTGTCCAGTCATCTTCCGGTTGCGCCTCGTAGATTACCGGCAGGAACCTTATATTATTAATCGCGCCCGTCCGCACCTTGCAGGCGTATTCGTATTTCTCGTTACAGATACTCTCCCGCATATAATCCGCTGTGGTCAGATGTATCATCAAAGGCTGCAGCCGATTTAAAGATGTCATCGCAGTCTCAAGTACGTCGACAAGGTCCCTGTTCTTTTGAACGTGCAGTTCATCGACAATAACTACATGCGGATTGCCGCCATGTTTTGTATCCGCATCGCTGCTGAGCACCTTTATAAACGACTGGTCCGATTCGCGCACGATAGTCCGGGATGCCTTGTAATCCTGTACCCGGGATTCCATCTCAATCTCGTTATGAATCATGCCCGCTATATGCCGAAACGATAGGGTCGCCTGGTCCCGCTCGCCGGCAGCGCAAAAATTCTGTTGACCTATCTCTTCATCCAGAAAAAATATCGCATTCATAATCGCCGCCGCCAGCGGCGTCTTGCCGTTCTTGCGGCAGACGTAAATTAATACCTCGCGGAACCGTCGCACAGTCCGCCCGTAAGAATCCTCCATGAGCCAGCCGAATATATTGGCGACGATTGCCTTTTCCCATCTCTTTAAAATAAAAGGCTTGCCCGCCAAGGCACCTTCGATATGCGTGCAGCATGTCTCTATAAAATCGATATAGTATTGAGCCTTTTCTGCATCGAACCAGCAGTCGTCCGCGCCCCTGAACGGGTCGTATTCCGGCAGGCTGCACAGCAGATTTCGCCATGCCTTTGTAACTCGGGGCCGATGATTTTTAACTTTAGGCCGCGTTCGCCTTTTTGGTTTTTGTAAAGTCGTCGTCATTATGAGAACGATTTTAAGGCGTGAAAATGATGGTTGTCTAACAAGTGAATACTTGTAAAATGTGAAAATGAACAAAAAAACGGTACTGAAATGTGTTTTTAAAGCGTTTTTAGTGTTTTTTAAGCGTAAAGCGTGAAGCGTTTAGCTCGGCTTCGTGTTGCTTAGCCGCGGCAGATCGAAGATAATAGCGTATAGCGTTTCTCAACTTTTAAATTTAGTCACTTTGCAATTTTAACTTTTTTATTATTTCATTTGGAACATTAAACAATCCCTGATTACCTCTAAAACGAATAGATTCAATACGTCTAATATTCCGCAACAGCCACATATATCTGCCAATATTATAATCGCCAAAAGAATACTCGTCACCTTCAGGCAAAAGTGAATTTACAAAATTAAAACTTTCGTTTTTGTTTATGATCTTCTGGCAATCATATAAATCAACCATTGCTATAATACAGCCAAACGAGAAGATGTTTTTAGAGAATATCTGATTATCTGATTTCAAAGCAGAATAAAAAGGCTCCTGATTACATATATCAGCTAAATTCTTATTCCATTTATCGGCCGCATGAATTAATAATAATCCCCGATGAGAAGTGTACCAGGATCGCGTCTCAATTTTCTTGGCCCCTATGGAAATTAAATACGCCCATGGGTTGTATAAACTTATACACTTCATATTTATTTCAACATATCGCCAGATTCGATTGATTGCAGCATCGCCCTGAAATTATTCTGACATTTTTCAGCCAGTTTTTTATATGATTCAAGCGGTTTACCGTCTAATTTTTCCTTTTGTGCAATCTTTTTACAATGCTTAGCAAAAGCCATTTTCACATATCCACTGTTCGCAAGTTCAATACAAATACATCGACTCAATAACGGACTTGAATCAATTTTGTCATCGAATAAATCTTTTTGACCGGCCTTCGTAGTTGTGAAAATAAACGTAACATGTTTCGGTATCCGCTCCAACATACCCAGTAATCTTCTGATAATCCATGACTTCAATCCGTGAGATTCATTGATTATAAATACCCTGCCTCCCTTACCGGGCGCGCAATAATTCATATTTTCATTTATAATCTCAATCTCTTTCGTATCCAAAGAGTCCGCCGAATCATATTCATTGATAAATAATTCGTCGGCCATTCGATTCGCAATTATTCTGGCTATCGTTGTCTTTCCGGTCCCGGACGATCCGTTTATCCAAAAAGCTTTGCCACCAAAACCACGTTTTGCTATCGCCCTGATTTTACGAACTGCACTTTCCTGACCAACCATATTACTCAATTTAGTCGGTCTGTATTCTTCGTATAAACTTGCCATTTCTTAACCCTTTCAAAAAAAGTTTATTTATTGAATATTTCGCATAAAAAACATTTTTTCCCACTTCTTTCAATTACATAAAATTTCTCTTTTTGAAGAAAATACTTCCAACACCAACAACATACCTTAATTATTTTTTCGCTTTTAATGTGTTTGATTTTCATTTTCTAACCTTTCAAAATAACCCAGGCCCCCCGGCAACAAGCCAAGGGGGCTGGGTTAAAAAATGCTTAATTGATCAAGAAACATAAACGAGACGATACTTGCCCGTATCCAATATATATAGATCGCAACGTTGTTCGCCTTTAATTCGTTGAGTACCCATCATTTCAACAACTCGACCTCCCTGCAATTTTGCATATTCAGCAGGAATCGCCTCAACTTCACCAACTTCTTTAATCTCACGACAAGCGTCCGCAAAATTCTCAACAGTATCACCCGTCACAGTGATGTCGCTCTCAACGCAACTAATTGACCGCTCTTCATCAAGCCATTTACAAAATTCAGCAGCCAACTTATAAGCATCTGATTGTGATTTTACTTCTTGAATTGCCATTTTGTCACCTCAATAAAAAAACCTTGCCGGCTGGATAATCGCAGGCACGGAGACTTGCAATAACCGGCAAGGATTTTGGTCTGATTAGTTAATTGATTGTACCATTGATTATCCATATATATATTATCGACTATTATGATTTTAAAGTAAAGAAAAAAATGGAAAAAATCAGGTTTTTTTTTCGCCATAAGACCTAAATATATAAGGAGTTATGGCTATTTTGGGATATTTTTCTGATTTCTCGTGTTTTTATCGTCTTTTTACGATAGAAATGATCACTTTCCTATATATTCAAAACTTGCGATCGAACATTTTCTGCCCGTTTTTTCTAACCATCTAAATGTCTGTTTTTTTCCTCTGTGTTTAACTGAACCTGTTTTCAAAAAATTTTTAACTTTCCATTCTTTGCAGTTTTTTAATCCGTGAATCATCGCCGGATGTGAGCTTGTAATGCCAAATCTCTTACCCATATTTTTTCGATAAGATGCCACCGTATTTAATACGGCCCTGCCGATTCCAACGCCCTGAAAATCAGGCAATACAACTATCCTGTGAACCCTGTCGTAATTTTTATGACCGGCACTGGGTAATAACGCGCAAAATGCAACCAGATTATTATTTATAAATCCGCCAAAACACTTCGCGGTTTTATGAAGATTGCCGCTTAAATAATGATGGTTCTTAAACATTGTCCAATAGTCTCGCGATATTTTTCTGATTTCAATTTTGATTTTCGGTCGCCGAAGTAACACCTGTCGATAAGTATAATCGCTGGTATCAAATATCCAGTTTGGTTCAAGCCATTTGACAATATCATTATGACATGAAATCGCTATCATTCGTGATTTTGTCTTGCGTATCGCTTTCGATATTGCGTGAGAACATATCTTGGCAACTTCCCTGTCAACAACCGAAGAAAATTCATCAATAACAAAAAAGTCCTGCTCTTTATATTCACATATCGCCCTCGCTAACTCAGCCCGAAACTTTTCGCCGTTACTCAATATTCGAAATGGTTTTAGCCAGGAAGGAGGCGAAGAAAATCCTACCGAATTAAGAGCGTATAATATCTCCTGTATTTTTAGTTTTTTAGGGAAATCATCGATTATCGCTTTTTTATCATGCCATTTGAAAGAATGATGTACGTTATTATCAAATATCTTGTTTATAAGAACACTTTTTCCCGATCCGCTTGGACCTATTATTAAACCGATATCCCAATCCGTATTTTCAATTGGTAAATCTATGTGATAACTATGCCTAATTTTATTTTTATGCGGCAAATCATAAATCGACTTCAATTGAGATATGCGAAAACTCTCATTGACATCACATTCAATCATATAGTCAAGAGTCGGCATTTAAATCCTTTCTCACATAATAATTCATAACATTTCTTTTGCTCATCTTCATCAATACATTCAACAAGCACATTGTTTTGTGTCTCAGGAATTTGAACATCGTCTTTTTTATCTTCCTCTTTTTGCATATACCCCTCGATCTGTTTGGCATCCAGCGCGGTAAAGTCCAGGTTATATTTCGCCTTCTCTAACCGTGCCATAACGTCCGACATCTTCTCGGCGTCCGTCTCAGCGAATTCCTGTACTATATTATCAGCCAGAAGCACCGCCCGCTCCTCGGACCTGGATTTAAAATCCTGAAAATCCACCGGCGCCTTTTTTAGCCCAAGTTTCTGAGCCGCCGCAAGCCTGCAGTGGCCCGATACTATCAGTCCCGATCGCCTGGACACTACAATCGGGTGCCGCCAGCCATGGCCCTTTATTATCGTTGCCAGCTTATCGACCTGCTTTTCCGGGTGCGTATTAGGATTCTCCGGGTTCGGCTTTAATGTATCGACAGCCACCATCTTTTTGTACGAGCAGTGAACGCCAATCCCACACTTAGCCGGCTTCTTTTTTTTGATTGTTTTTTTAGTTTTTTTCGCCATTGATCTGTCCCGCTTTCTATTTACCAGCAAATCCCGATAAAATTGATTGGATAAATATTATTTATTTAATAAATTGAAGTTTTCATAGATGTTGCCGACATTCTCATGCTCAATCGAGCAAATCATTATTCCTTCCTCGCCACTTGTAGAATTAAAGACAGGAAGGTCTATGCAATACGCGCCGCTTTCGGCTTGAAATATTTTTCTAAAATACGTTTCTTGACCGACTTTCACTTTAACAATATCGTTTATCCAATCTTCTTTGCCATTTTTATCAAACTGATTAGTGAATAACATAAATATTAAATCTTGCCCGCCAACCCAATTTATTGTTCTTGAACAATTTCTATTAAGACCTTTTGTCGTAAGTGGAGGTAAATATTCCATGTGCTTTGTGTCGTTATGCCATACCCGTAATTTTATAATTGTATGGTTCATCTTGTTCATCGCCTTTCTTTTTAAATAAACTCTTTTTTCTTTCTCAAGCCCCATTGCTTTTATTATTAAAAAACCTGCTCTTTTTATTATCCGTTGATTTCGGTTTTATAGTCAATCCTGCCCGGCCGGGCGGTGACAGGCCCAGATCGTTCGTGATTTTACGCAGGCGTTCCCATGCCGCATTGCGGATTGACAGGGCCGGATGCTGTATTATATTACCACCGGATTCGATGACAGTGCCATCTTTAAGTTTTTTCTTCTTTTTTTTCGTAATTATTAAAGGGCTCTTGACCAGGCTCTCAGCCTCGCGATACTCGGCATAAGCCTTGCAGTATAGAGCTATATAAGTCCGGTCCGCCTCGATTATCGTCCCCATTTTCTCCAAAATAGGTATAATCCGCTTCCATTCCTTCCGGGCATCGCCCGTAAGCCACTGCGGGCAGGCCGGCCTTACGTACTCCAATTCGCCGCCTCTACTGTTCTTCGCCCCTGGCTTTTGCTTTGCCCGCCACGACCCCCTTATTTTTAAGGTCGGCTTCGGTGTCGGTTTCGGTCCGCGTTTACCCATAATATTCTTTCTTTTTTTTCGGGATTTGATTTTTAAGAATCATTTTATTATACCCTATTTGCAGGTCACTGCAAGTCGCTGACGCCCCGAAGAGACGTTCAATGGCCTGTTATTGCCTGATAATAAAGAAAATCGCCCACAATAGACCTCTTATTAATTTTATAAATAAATCTCAAAAACCCCCTTATTGTTATAAAAACGCTGTATTTTTACCAAAAACCGCTATTTTTTATTTTTTAATATTCCTAACTGTTTTATTGTCAACACTTTATGAGCGGCCCAAGTCACCCCCTGTCGCATGTCCCCACCCCCCCTAAAACCCGTGAAAAAAAACAAAAGAT